GCAAAACTACACTGATGTCTTATTAAACATTCCCCTTTATAAATCATTTTTAATGGGAAAAGCTGGAACTCAAATAGGAAAAACTATACTCAGCCCCGTCACACAGATTAGAAACTTTACCTCCGCGGCTTTCTTTGCTCTTCACAATGGACACATAGGAAACCCTTTTGGACTAAGAAAAGGTAATCACTCTGTTGCAGATGTTTTAAACACACATTTAAAAGAATTGTTTCCTAAGGGACGTGTAGATGCAGATGGTCTGGCAGAAGTAGCGAGAGATGCTGCTAGAAAAAATGAACTAGGAGTTACCTCCGGAAGTATTGTGCAAAGAGAAATAGACGATTTATTGATTGATATTGCAAAAGAAGGAAGCAGTTATAAAACTACAAGTGAGCTGTTTGATAAAATATTTCAATCCAAAACATTTAGAGAAGAGATAGCAGACTCTAGTAAAAAGTTATTTAATAAAGCACAACAGTTTTATACCAAGGGAGATGATTTTTGGAAAGACTATGGCTTTCGATTTACCTACTCTCAACTTAATAAAATACTCCCTGAAGTTGGAACAAAGTATAAAACAGACGCAGAAGTTGCAAAGTTTATAGAAAACGCATATTTTCAAGTTTTCAAAAGACGGCCAACTATAAATAACGTTGACGGAAAACTTAAAAGTAGAAAAGAACTTTTAGAAGAATTTTCTGCTGAGTATATTAAAAATACTTATCCTAACTATCAATATGTTCCCAACATTGTAAAAGAAATGAGACGACTTCCACTTGGTAACTTTATATCTTTCCCAGCTGAGATATTAAGAACCTCAACAAACTTATTAAAAGTAACTAGCAGAGAGCTCGCAATTAGAACAGGAGACGATGCTGTAGACGCATATTTTAGACAAATGGGGTCTCGTAGATTGATTGGTCAAATGGCTGGGTACACCACAGGTCCAATTCTAGCCGCTTACTCATTAAAAGCTTTGGGTATATCAGACGAACAGTATGATGCTCTTAGAGAATCTCAAGTGGCAGATTGGAATAAATTCAGTGATTTAATTATAATAGGAAAAGAAAGAACAAAAGACGGTAATGTTAAATATCGTTATTTAAACTTTGCGTATCAAAACCCATACGATTATATACGAGCTCCTTTTTACACAGCCATAGGAAGAATGTCTGCTGGAGAAAAAATGGGCGAAGACTTTGATGATCGTTTTATAGCTGGAGCTGCTGAAGGCGTTTCTGCACTAGTATCACCATTTCTTGATGAGGCTATTTTGTCAGAAAGACTTCTTGATTGGAAAAGAGGTAGTACAAGAACAGGGAAAAGAATTTGGGAGCCAACAGATCCTATTGGAGACAAGGTAGCTTCTGGTTTTGCTCATGTCATTAAAGGGGTCTCACCAGGAGTCATGACTCAAATTTCAAACGTTTCTTCAGCCATAGCTGAAGAACAAACTAGGTATGGAAAACAATATAAATTAGATGATGAACTGTTAGCGTTGTTATCTGGAGTTAGAGTTTACGAAGCAGACATAAAAAATAATTTAAACTATTCTGTAAATGATTATCTAAGAAGAACTAGAGTTAACAAATCAAGGGCTGGTCAATTAATTTTTGCAGCCAATGTAACTCCAAACACCATAACTTCTGCATATGAAACTTATGTTGAAGAATCTTATAAGGCTTATAATACTGCTAGAAAAGTTTTAGATGACGCTGAAACTTTAGGACTTGAAGAAAGAGAAATTCAAAAACTTTTAAAACAAAGAAAAGTTGCAAAAGATATTAGACGAACATTAAGACGAAGAAAATTTGTAGCTCCAAAATGGAGAACTTTTTATAACGATCAAAGGTTTAAAAATATTGCTAGAGAGCGTGGTATTCCTAGAGTCAGATTGTTTCCAATGAGAGAAACTGAGGCCATTAGAAGAAGGTATAACAACTTTGATTTGTTTAAATCAATCAGTGAGGTTAGAAATACCATTAGACAGAGGAGGGAACGAGCTACTGAACTTGCCGCTGAACAAACAACTGGAGTTCAAGGCACAGGGTTAACGGCTCAGGGACAACCGTTGGCTACTCCAGCAGCGGGACCATCAATTGGTCAAGTTGCAGGAATAACAACACCAACTCCAACTAAAACAGTGAGAGATCGTATTATTCAAGGGGATGAATTATTAAAGGATTTTGCATGACGGACGAAGATACTAAATACGCTTTAGAGTCACATTTAAAAGAATGTGAGCTGCGCTATCAAATTTTTGAAGAGAAGTTGGACAACTTAAACAATCATCAAGAGCGCATCAACAAACACACGTTTGAACTTCGCCAGATGATGACATGGTTCATGGGCGCTGCGGCATCATTTGCAGCCATCTCTCTTCTTCTTGGAATAATTTATTTAATTAAGGAGGTAATATGAAGCTCTCGGACAACACGAGCATCTCGCTCCCGGCGCGCAACCTTTTGGCCATCCTAGCTGCAGTTGCAATTGGCACTATGTCATACTTCTCTATAATTGAGCGGCTTAATTCTATTGAATCAGATCTAAGATTGATACACAAAGACTTAGAAGCTGCTAATACGTTTATTGATTCTGTCCCCAAAGGCGGCATGGTCAGTCCTCAAGTCCAAGAGCTCTACATGCTCGTGGAATACCTTGGTGAGAACGTAGACAAACTAAAAGAACAAATGGAAGCAGAGATACCTATGATACTAAAGAATGATATGGTTATACAATTCCATGAGGAAAGATTAATAGACTTGGAGTCAAAAACAAATGGAAACCATTAAAGTTGTGTTTGCAATACTGATGATACAAAACGGTTCGACCGTAGAGATGGTGCCAACTGACGGACTTAGCGACTGTCTCAAGCAGAAGCGTATTATTTCCCGCAACGTCGGAGAAGAACAGCAGGGAATATATATGCAATGCAAAGAAGTAAAAGCAGAAGTGTATGAAGATATGGGCCGACTCAAGATTAAAAAAATTATTGAATAATTACATTCCTAGTTTTTTCATAGATTCTTTCAATCGCTCCTCTCTTGGTGTCGACTGACTGATATGCCCTTGTATCCACATACAACCATCAGAGTCTACAATCAAAAACAAAATGCCTTCCTCTGGATAATCTCTTTGATTGGCTCGTAATGTTGCACCAGAAATTCTAGTCTTGGTTTTGTTAATATAATTTAAAGACTTAACATCTACTCTTAAAAGTTTTTTAGTTTTTCTACTTTCTATAATTAAATCAAACTGGCCATGATACTCAGTGTTTTGATACACATTATACCCCTCCTCTAATAACTTAGAGATAGCATAATGTATGGTGATGTTGCCCTTGGTGTGCCCAGGGTTATCCGACAAACCTGATCATAGCCATTCTTTTAGCTCCTCGCCTAATATTTCATTAGCTATGTCTATTTTTTGTCTTAAAGCGGCTACGATTTTTTCATCAACAGAATCCTCACAGATGATGTCAACATAATTTACTTTGTCTGTTTGCCCTATTCTGTGTGCTCTGTCCTCCGACTGCAGTCTCTTCTCTAGATCATAACTATTAGAATAGTATACGACAGTTTTAGCTGCAGTCAAAGTAATCCCATAGCCCCCTGTTTGAGGATTACCAATAAAAAACCTAGTAGGTGACTCTTCGTCTTGAAATTTATCTATGTTGCTTTGTCGATGTTTCTGTTTTGTTTCTCCATAGTAAGTGCAGAAAGAACCCTCGCCAAACTTTTTGCCTATTTCTTTTGCGATATTTTCAATGTCCTGAACATAATTAGACCAGACAATAACTTTGCCCTCACACTCCTCTAAGACGTTTAATAACTCAGACATTCTATTACTTTTAACTTCGGTAACTGTGCCATCGTCAGCTTTAAAATGACCACACGTTATCTGATGTAATCGTAACATCTGAGTCAGCACATTCATGGTAGAACAAACCTTTTCATTAAGCTCTGCAAGAGCTATGGACTTCATGGAGTTGTAAAGTTTTCTTTGTTCTGCTGTCATTTGAACAACGCGTTTTTGATACACTTTGTCTGGCAAATCTAAACAATCCTCTTTCAAAATTCTGTATGAAAAATCAGACACAATGTCAGACAGCTCATCAAGATTTTTATAACTGTCGTTCGGTCTGACAATTTCTACTCTCTGTCCATTTACATTAATAGTTGTCATGTTAGCGTATCTTAATTTAAACGTATAAAAAGAATCGTGACCCAACAATTCAGAGTCTAAAAACCCACATTGAGAATACAAGTCAAGAGGACTTTTAGTGACAGGACTTCCTGTCATAATTCTTTTGTAGCTTGCATAACGGCCAACGGCTGATATGTTTATGGTCCTTTGAGCTCTAGGAGTTTTTATTGACGTGCTCTCGTCCACAGCCATTAAAGATTTATAAACACATAAAAATTTTTCAGCTTCTTCCATACCGGGTTTAGTAGAGAAAGCTTCAACATTTATTACAAAGAAAGTCAAACAAGGGTCTCTTGTTTTATCGTAAAGTTGTGATAACATTTGTTTATCGTTTTGTGTTCTAGAACTGGGAGCCACCCAATAAAACGTTCTGCACTGTATGTGATCAGGGATATGTTTTGGTATTTCTTGCTCTACCCAGTTCTTATAAACACCTTTCGGTGCAACAATAAGTGCGGCATCAATTTTACCTTTGTCATAAAGTATGGCGATATTATCTAATAAAATCTTAGACTTACCAGTTCCCATCTCACAGAACAAAGCGAAATTTTTTTTATCCCAACTAGTATCCAAGGCCTTCATTTGATGTTTGTAGGGCTTGGTCTTAAACCTATATTTCATAATTATTGTCTTGCTTTCTAAAAACATTATAATAAGTATGAACCTAAATTAGTCAAGAAAGAAAAGTATGACGATCTATTGCGTGCAAGAACCGCCCGGAACAGCCAAAGGTATGCCTAAAGTGGATGTTACAAAAGCGTTGCATTTTGGCAACATAGAATTTTTATTTTCAGAAAGAGCACAATTGGTATATAGTAGTGGAGCATTAGTGAGGGAGCTAAGAAAGAAACTTGAGAAATTTAATGATGAAGATTATTTACTTCTTTTGGGTGATCCTGCTATCCTTGCTATTACTGGTGCTGTAGTTTCTGATATAAATTATGGGAAATTTAAGATGTTGAAATGGGATCGTGAATCTGCTAAGTACTATCCTTTAGACGTTAATCTATATCAGAAAGAGAATAATTATGAACAAGATAAATTTTGAACAGGATCAAATCGAGACTGTTTCCAACGACGATGCAACCTCCATTGGAGATCTATGTCAACAGCTAGTTGACGCAGAGGCAGAGGTTTCTGCATTAAAAGACCTACTCAAAACTAAACAAGAAAATGTTTTAGAATTAAAACAAGTTAAGATACCTGCATGGATGCAAGAAAAAAACTTGTCACAACTAAAACTAAATGATGGTAGTTCTATTGAAGTAACAAATTTTTATGGAATATCGATACCCAAGGATCACGATCAACGTGCCACGGCGTATCAATGGCTTCGTGACAACAATCTAGGAGATATTATTAAGAATGAAATAGCTGCTAGGTTTGGTCGTAACGAAGACGGGAAGGCGTTGGAATTTGCCAAGTTAGCCACCGCAAATGGGTATGAGGTTGAACAAACTTTAAAAGTTGAATCTCAAACTCTTAAAGCAACTCTGAAGGAACTGCACCAGAAAGGTGCGGCTCTGCCACCGGAAGAGACATTTAAAACGTTTGTGGGCAGACAAGCAAAAGTTACAAGGAAAAAATAATGAATAACAAAGTAACAAAAACAAAGGCCAACGGACAATTGATGCCGGCGGTCAGCCTAGACTTGGTGCAAGCTGATGCTGAGTCTATAAGTGGACTTGAAAATGCAAATAGTCCAGATGATTTAGCTCTACCTTTTTTAAAAGTGTTGAGCCAATTATCACCGCAATGCAATAAAACAAGCAACTCTTTTGTAGAGGGTGCCGAGTCTGGCATGATCTACAACACCGTAAGCGGTAAACTTTATGATGGCGAGGAGGGCATTGATGTCGTCCCAGCTTTTTATAAAAGAGAGTATATCGAGTGGGGTGAAAGAGGAAAAGGCAGTGGTGCCCCCATTGCAATACATGATGCCAACTATGACATCTCTCAAGCGCCAAGAGACGCAAACTTTCAAAACAGATTGCCTAACGGTAATATAGTAGAGGAGACTGCGAACCATTTTGTATTAGTATTAGATGGTAAAGGTGGCTTTGAGCAGGCTTTGATTACAATGAAGTCTACTCAAAGAAAGGTGTCAAGGAAGTGGAACTCAATGATGAAGAGTCTTACCCTACAAGGTAAGAGCGGTCAATTCACACCGCCATCGTACAGTCATGTGTACAGGCTTAGAACTGTACCACAGTCCAATGCAAAAGGAACGTGGTTTGGTTGGGACGTATTTAAAGTAGGTCCTGTGCAAGACGCAAACGTGTACGAGACTGCAAAGAACTTTGCACTTGGCGTGAGTAAAAACTCAGTGAAAGTTGAGCATCAAGAAGAGGCCAACGTCACACAAAAAGCAGACGCTTTTTAATTTAAAGGGCGGTGTAACAGCCGCCCTTTCTTTTTGTGGTGACTCATGCAAGACAGATTTCTTATAGGCAAAATATTTAAGGGTAATGAACTAGCTTACGGAGTTTTTAAACCATCGAACGAAAAAGATGTTCGAGGTAAAGAACAAGGTGGTCAGGGCTGGGGTCACACCGAACAACTGTCCACGGACATTAAAGTCTGGCAAGCACATTTAGAGGGTACACAAAGCATAGGCACGGTGCCAGTAAATCACAACGGAGAGTGTCATTGGGGTTGCATAGACATAGACACATACAAAAATTTTAATCACACAAATTTAATTAAAAGCATAACAAGAGCTCAACTACCTTTTGTGGTTTGCAGATCGAAGAGTGGAGGTGCTCATGTATATTGTTTTTTTAAGAATGCAGTTAAAGCAAAGGATTTACAAAAAAAGTTGAAGCAGGCAAGCGCTTTGCTTGGTTATAAGGATGCAGAAATTTTTCCAAAACAAAACAAACTACTTAGAGGGCAAACAGGAAACTATGTAAACGCTCCATATTTTAATGAAAAAAATTGTCAAAGGTACGCATTAAAATTAAACAATGGTGAACTAAAAATATTGTCTTTAGAGGAGTTTTACAATGAGTATGAAGAGAAAGCTCTTACAAAGATAGACGATTTAAACGTACAGACAGACATAATATTTCCAAAGGGTCCGCCTTGCAATAACTGCATAGCTCTCAATGGGTGCAGTGAGGGAGGACGAAATAATTTTTTATTTAATTGTGCAGTCATGCTAAAGAGAATGCACGAAGAAAGCAAAGAGGATTGGTTGATGGAGCTTAGAGAGATCAATCAAAACCATGTGGACACACCTCTTAATGAGGTTGAACTATCCAGAATATATGCGTCTGTAACAGGACACATGGAACATCAGAACAGACAAGTGTTGGACAACAGTGTAGAATTAGAGGAGGCAGACAACTCTAATTATCACTACCTGTGCAAGCAAGAACCGATGAGCAGTTTTTGTGATAGGGTTACTTGCATGTCAAGAAAGTTTGGTGTGCAACGAAACATGGAAGAGGGAGATGGATATCCTGAAATAGCGTCCATTGATAAAGTATATGATGAGCCAATATTTTATTATGTGACTTTTGAAGGCGGTGTTTCGGCCAGAATGGAGTCAGATGATTTATTTGAAGAAAAAAACTGGAGAAAAAAAGTCGGACTTATTTTAGATGCCAAGCCTCCAGCGCTTGGTGCAGCAAACTTTGATGATTGGATGCGTGTTCAGATGAGAGAACGTATGACCCATGTTCAATTGCCAGAGGGTGTTGGAAGATTTGATAGAATAAAAGAATCTATCAACGAGTGGTTTTTAGGGACAGGGCAGGGAGAGAATCGAGAGAGTTTGCTTCAAGGATCTTCGTGGCACGACACGGACAAAAAAATAGTCTACTTCGTATTTTCAGATTTATATAGCGCTTTGATATCTACCAAAGCTATAAAAGAAAATGCAAAAGACTCTTCAATGTTAATGGATTTTTTAAAAAGGCCTCTTGTTGATGAAGAGGGCAATGAGCATTCAAATCCGGGCCTTGGCGCAGTCAGCAAAAGAATAAACATAAACAACAAAACTAAAGCTGTATGGGCCATCAAAGAAGAAAACCTAAACCTAGAAGAGGCAGAGATTGAACCAAAAGAGATTATTAAAGAGGAGCCACTATGAGTGTAAAAATAAAAGAAGCTGAAAAAATTTTTGGTCCACCTGGGACAGGAAAAACAGACAGACTAATAAAAAAAGTTAGTCACTTAATTAAAGAAGAGGGTGTTAAACCAGAGGATATCTGTTACATAACATTCACCAACAAAGGTATTGACGAAGTTAGAAACAGATTGAACGTTACAAAAAAAACGGAGGGTTACGAATCATTCGCAACGATCCACGGACTGTGCAATGGTTTTATGAAAGGTGGAGAGTCCAGACTGATCAATGATAATGATTTTGATTTTTGGGCCAAGAAAGAAGATGGAGATGTAAAGAGAGAGTTTGGTGGTGACATGGATAACAATTTTGTGGTGCAGGTCTACAACTTATACAGGGTCGCGAACATAACTTTGAGAGAGGCGTTTGTTAAATTAAATGAAAGGAATTACAAATGGAGCAGGCTAGAAAGATATATAAAAAGTTGGGATTTGTACAAAGAAAACAACAAGTTGCATGACTTCACTGATCAAATACTTAATGCATTAGAGATCGATGCTTTCAAACGATATCGTGCTGTCTTTCTAGATGAGGCACAGGACTCTTCTTGGTGTCAGTGGCAAGTTATTAAAAAGATCATGGACAAAGGGACAGTTGAATATTTATATTTAGCAGGAGACGATGATCAAGCTATCTTTGATTGGAATGGTGGAGAGGTTAAATATTTTTTGAATGCCTACAAATCTATTTGTAAAATAAAAGTATTAGAAAAATCATACAGACTTACTAACCAACACATTTGGTTTTCTGAACTTATTAGTTCTGGCATAAAAAATAGACAAGAAAAAAAATATTATTCTAAACATGAACATGAAGGAGAAATACATTACACAGATCGTTTTTCACAGATACCAATAAAAGATAACGAATCATGGACTATCATGGTGACAGGCTCACCAATCATGAAAGAGGTAAAAGAACTTTTAATACGACAAACAGTTTGGTTTATACAGACCACGGCCAAGGGTTATGTGCATTATCCTGTTGGCGCTAGAATCACAGCAGCGTTAAAATGTTTTTTCAGATTGCAACAAGGTAAAGATGTTACACGCTCTGATCTTTTGCAATACAGAACATTAGTCAAACCAAAAAACTTTAAACCCAAACAATGGGAGACGTTAGACCCAGATCAGTTATACAAAGCTGAAGATTTAAAGCAGGCGTTTGGATTAGACTTTTCAGTAAATTGGAAAGAGGCTTTTGGAAACGTTAGTTATCCTGAGTGGACAAAGAAGAAGAAATATATCATGGACTGTATTGATCAAGGTGTTGATATTTTTGATAAAAACCCTAAGATAAAACTTTGCACAATACACAGTATGAAAGGTGGAGAGGACGAGAACACAGTAGTTGTTGGTAACATGGAAATGCCTTTTCACAAAAGATACAATAGTGTAGATCACGCTGAGAAAGATGCGGTCAACAGAATGTTTTATGTTGCTTGCACAAGAGCTAAAAAGAGAATGTACATTTACATGTCACCAAACAGACAGTTTCGTTTTGATTTTGATAAAGTGCACAAAGCATACAAACAAAGAAAGGAAGTCGCATAATGGGATGGAGAGATATACAAGTCGATGGCGCTCACTACAGAGCCTTGAGCATACAGCCTACAGATTACATTGTAAAAAATAAGTTAGGTTGGAGAGAGGGCAACATTGTGAAGTACGTGTCTCGTCACTCTGAGAAAGGAAAAGCAAAAGACGTTAGAAAGATAATACATTTCGCTTTAATGATTTTGGAGGACGAGTATGGAGAAGAATACGAAATCAAGTCTGTGGACTGAGTGGATGGTAGAAGAACATTTTCCAGATCTATCGCAAGAGAAATACCTCGCAGTCGACTTAGAGACATGTGATTTAAAACTTTTAACTCATGGATCTGGTTGGGCAACGGGTAATGGTTATGTCACAGGGTTTGCATTGGCTACCAAAGACTGGCAAGCATACTACCCAATAGCTCATCAAAAGGGACACAATCTAGATCCAGACAAAGTTATTCCTTGGATAAAGAAAACATTGGCGTGTGACATGCCAAAAATATTTCACAATGCATCTTATGATATCGGTTGGCTACGACACATGGGCATAACCGTAAATGGTACTATACATGACACAATGATTTCAAGTGCTTTGATAGATGAAAATAGATTTTCGTTTACTTTGAATAGTTTAGCTAAAGATAAATTAGGCACAACCAAGAACGAAGACGAGCTTATTGACTATGCAAAAAGTGAGGGTATCGATCCAAAGAAAGAAATGTACAAGATACCTAGTCTCTACGTAGGACATTACGCGGAACAAGATGCACGGCTCACGTACGATTTATTCTTTCACAATCAAAAAGAAATAGAAGAGCAGAACCTGCAGCAGATATACGACCTTGAAACTAGGTTACAACCTTGCTTGATTGACATGAGAACACAGGGTGTGAGGGTAGATTTACAAGCGGCAGAGGATGCAAAGAAAGAATTGATTAGAGACGAGCAGGCCGCGCTACACAAAATTAAAAAACTTTCTAATGTTGATGTCAACGTTTGGGCAGCTGCCTCTGTGGCCAAAGCCTTTGATAATTTAAACATAAAATACGACATGACTCCAACAGGCAAACCTAGTTTTACAAAAGACTTTTTAAGTAAACACGAATCGGAACTTGCCAAACTTATTGTGTCTGCCAGAGAGTCTAACAAAGCATACACTACATTTATAGACAGTATTATGCGCCATCAACACAAAGGACGCATACACTCTGAGATACATCAAATGCGTAGTGACAATAAAGGCACAGTGACCGGCAGGTTTAGTTATAGCAACCCAAACCTACAGCAGATCCCAGCTCGTAACGAAGAAATTAAGAACAAGATACGTTCTTTGTTTATACCAGAGGAGGGTCTGAAGTGGGGAAGCTTTGACTACTCACAACAAGAACCTAGAATGTGTGTGCACTTTGCAGAGAAAGTAAACATAGCAGACGGTTTCACATATCAATCAAAAAGACCTAGTATGGAAACGAAAGAATTTATTGAAGGGTACAAAGGTGGTGATGCAGATTTTCATGACATGGTTGCGGACATGGCAGGTATTGAGCGTAAGGTTGCAAAAAATATTAATCTTGGTCTGTTCTATGGCATGGGTCGAGCGAAGTTGAAAGGTCAACTTGGTATCGATGATGAGACAGCGGAGACCTTGGTCAACGAGTACAACGACAAAGTTCCTTTTGTTAAAAAGCTATCACAACGAGCCATGAATGCGATGGAGAGCAAAGGTTATGTGACTACGGTCTACGGACGACGGTGTCGTTCGTTTGGTTACGTTCCCATTAGATGGGGAGTGTCTGGTTTTTACAAAACAGAAAAAGAAGCTATCGAGGCACTTGGAGAACATGGTTACAAAAAAGCATATACTTACAAAGCGTTAAACAAATTATTGCAAGGTTCGGCGGCAGATCAAACAAAGAAAGCAATGGTGGACTTGTACGAACAAGATGGTATCATACCACACATACAAGTTCATGATGAACTTAACATCTCTATCGAAGGTGAAGAACAGGCGAAAAGGATTATTAAAGTTATGGAGCATTGCATAAAACTCAACGTACCTAGCAAGGTGGACTGCGTCATCGCGGACAACTGGGGCAATGCCAAAGGATCGTGACCGACGATAACATTATCTATGTGTCTCTCTGTCCTTCGTGTCAGAACACAGCGATGATGAGGCCTTTTGGAACGCAGAAGAATGTGTTCTATTGTTCAAAGTGTAAGTCTAGATACAAGCAACACATCAATGGCAAGATCGTTTACATACCTCTACATGTGTCTGAAATCATAGAAGAGACTGTGCGCAGGCACTACGATGAAGACCCAGATGCAGAGTTTGTTATTGATTTTGAACCAGAAGATCCTAGTTAATTTCTTTTAATCTATCAAACACACACCCAACTACAGTAGATGGTGCACCACTTGAATGATACGTTGCACAAGCTGCGAGCTCCTCTAGTGGGGTTCCGTGTTGCAAGGCAACAGACACAATACGTCCAATTTCTGTAAGAATATCAAAGCGTTCCGTGCCAGACTTGCCTCCACCATTGATCCAAATCTCTTTGATTTGATCCTCAGAAAACGACAATGTGATGACATAAGGCATCCCGTTTTGATCTTTGATGGTTTCTTTGTAGCAAGGTCTTTTATTTTTTAGTTCTTGACGCATAAAGTGCCTTTCTGGTTGACATGTTTACGACAATCTACTATATGTTGAGGTACATTACAACAAAATATGGAGGATTCCATGGTTTTAGAGGATGATTTTCCAGTGCATAGTTTCGTACTGGCTGGGGAAGCGGCAAGTTTAAAGAATAAAGTTGATCTTTTAGAGCAACAAAACAAAGCGCTTCGTGATCAGGTTAAAGAACTTGAGGTTTGCCTAGAACAGGCAATGGGCCCAGCTCGACTCCGACATGCATTTTGAAATAAAATAACATATAGAAAGGTAAAGGATGCCCGACATTCGAAAGTACAGTTCTGTCTCTGTAAACAAAAAGACATACAAAGAGCTCGTGGCCATAGCTGAAGCGCTTACGGATCAACTAGGTATGGAAATGTCTATCTCAAAGACTATTGAACATCTCGCTGGACAGAAAGCAAAGAAACTCAAGTTGAATGGCCATTCAAAATCTTAACTCCCTTATTACAAACAAATACCCGTATGCTGAAGTTCGACGCAAAAAAGTTAATGGCAGGCGTTATTACGAAGGTCAGAACAAGCTTCTTCCCTCCGTCACGACCATCCTCTCCAACACAAAGTCAGAGGAAGACGAAAAAAGTCTACAAAAGTGGCGCAATAGAGTTGGCGAAGAGGCGGCAGAGGCGATACGGAATCAAGCCGCGAGTGTCGGAACGGCAGTCCACAAGTTCCTCGAATGTCACATCAGAGGAATAGGGTACGATGACACCACTAACGATGGTGTTATTGGCAAGCGCATGGCTAAAGTTATTATTGAGCGTGCTTTTCCTTCGATTGACGAGTTCTGGGGGACAGAGGTTGCTCTGTATTATCCTACGTTCTATGGTGGAACGACCGATTGTGTGGGTGTATGGAACGGCAAGCCAGCGATTATGGATTTCAAACAAACGAACAAGCCGAAAAAAGCGGAGTGGATCGAAGATTACTTCATCCAACTGGCCGCTTATTCGATGGCACATGACGCGTTGTTTGGGACTAAGATGGAAGTGGGCGTGATTCTTATGGTGTCAAGGGCGCTAGAGTATCAATTGTTCACGATCGAGGGTCAACGGATGGATGACTATAAATATAAATGGTTAAAGAGGTGCGAAAAATATTATGGTAAGATGGACAACTAAAGAATTAGTCGCTAGACTAGAGAAGTTTTGTGAGAGCCCCGAGGGGGCCAACGCTAGGGTATCTCTGGCTGTGCCTATGGGCTTTGGATCGAATCCAAACACGAAGTTTGACATCAAAAAGGTAGACTTGGTGCCAAATGCTATTATTGGAGCGAAAGAGAAGTACAGGTTGATTATTGTGATACAGGAGATGGAATGACGTGGAAAATGTTCATACAAATAGCTATTGTTGCGTTGTTGGCTACGATATGTATTCAACAAACGCAATACTTGGAGGCTGACTGGTGTTCGTCGGAGATTGAGCTGCTTCGTTCCCAGTTAGCCGACATACATGAGAAGATTGTGGCAGAATAATGGCCAAAAAAAGCAAATTTTTCAATGATGAACATGTTACCAAGAAACGTATACGACGACCCGGAAGGCATGCGAAGCGACCGAATAAGCGATATTCGAGGAAAACGTACAACGGACAAGGGAGGAGGAAATAAATTACCTCTGTAAGAGTATTTTCGCTAGCTTTCTATTTTTGAGATCACAAATGTAATTTTAGAGGTAATGAGGTAATCTAGAGGAAATATTAAAGTAAACTATTGATATATAACAACAAAAAAATTACTTCATAGAGGTAATGTTGAGGTAATCAGAGGTAATTTTTAACTGTTTCCTTGTAGTCGTGCGCGTAATTTAGTATTTTAGAAATAAGAAGCTGGCAGAAATACTCTATAGGGATAAAAATATGGCTAAAAAAACTAGGTTGTCTCAAGGCTCAGAGGTTGAGATGAAAGGATATCCAACTAAAGTTAAAGTTGGTTACAGGGACATAAAAATTAAATATGTTAGGCCTGATTTCATTAATGATGACATGACAGATAGTTATGGGGAGTATCGTGCTCGACCGGGAGAAATATTAATACAACATGACTTGTGTGGGCAAGAAAGATGCAACACTACATTTCATGAGATAATGCATGCCGCGGTCTACGTTAGTGGTCTCAACCAAGCAAACGGCCCTTTGAAAGAAGATGATGCAGAAGAGCTTGTCACTAATCAGTTGTCTAATTTTATGATTGGTGTGTTTAGAGATAACCCTTGGGTTCTCGATATGTTAAAGAAATATATTAACGAATCCTAGCTTTTTTACGCTTGCGGTCTATTGGGCCTTCCTCGACCACTTCTCCCTCCACTATTTTTGGATTGAGCTGGTCGGCTATCGCTTGTAGCTCCTTGCGCACTTCATCTGGTGTGAGTTGGTCTATCTTTCCGTGTTTGATAATTTTCTGATCTATGTAAAGTCCGCCTGCTTTTCCACGTGCGACTTCTGCTTGAACAGCGCTTGCATACGATCCATTTTCTAACGCTTGTTGTTTAATCTGTTCTAGGTCACGCATGTGGGTTTCAAAAGACACACGATATTTTTCGTTGATTTCTTTTCGAAGTTTTGTGATCTCTTGTACGACAAGAGGATAATAGTTTGAGTTCTGTAGCTCAGATGCCGTGCTTCTTGCTCTGTCTTTCGCATAGCCAGCCTCGATAGCACAGTCCGTAGCGGTCTTGCGTCCTTCGTTGTATACCAGAAGATTTACAAATTTTATTTGCTGTGGTGTTAAATGTTTGCGTCTCGACATATAGTATGCTGTTCGTTCAATACCACAATATGTAGTATGTTTGAAAAAAAATCAATTTTTTTTAAAATATTTACTTGA